ACACATATCCATACCTATGAAGTCACCTTTATTTTTGTAACTCTCAAACATTCGGTATATCTTATCTGCACTTCGTCTAGCTGTATCTGGAGTTTTAAATCTCCAGTGTTTACAGATAATGTCTGTATATGGACGAACCAAGAGAACACCTTGTTCACCACGACCTATACGATAAAACTTTCTATTCTCTTGTTTTTTGAAATCTATTTTTTTGTAATTTAGTTTATAATCAAATTCTTTCATAATGTAAATATAATATCAGACTGCCCTCATTCTGTCAACCAATCTTTGTGCCCGATTGGTTACTTGTTGATACCAACGACTGTCAACCATTTCATCTGCAGCCTTGTTCCAATCTTTTGCATCAACACCAGCCTTCATACCTTTAAATTTAGATAATCTTCCGTACCCCATATTGAACATCATATTTGCAACAATCTGTTGTACTTCCTCTGGTAGTTCATCAAAGTCTTTATATAATAATTTACAATCTCTTAATACCGATTGTACATCTTTGTCGAAGCATTCTCTGACTCTTTCTTCGGATATGCTTGTCCCAAGTGGTTTTCCATACTCTTCATCAGATGGTATAACCAAATGACCGATACCAAAAGTAGGATAACCAAGATGGTCATTATAAATTTCATATTTTACTCCCTCATCTATTTCTAATTGTTTTCTAAGTTTTTCTATATCCATTATTCCATTCCCATTCCTAGTTTTGTTTTCTGAATTAAATAGTTTCTTACAAATCCAGAACGAACTATATCACCTATGTTGAACTCAACACAGTTAAACTCTTGCATCTCTTCTAATATTCTTAAGAAATCGTGCAAGCCATTTTTTTCGTTTTGTTTTAATAAATCTGTCTGACTAAAATCACCACAGAATGTTATTTTAGAGTCTTGACCTACCCTTGTAGTAATAGTATCTAATTCGTGAAAGTTTAAGTTCTGACACTCATCAACAATTATGATAGAGTTGTCAAAAGTTAGACCTCTTAAAAATGATGTTGATAGAAAATACAAACTACCTTGATTTTTTAATCTATCATACAACATATTAAATGCTTGTTCGTTAGGTTGTTCAAACATAAACTTCACCATATTCTGATATGGTACTTGATACAACGCAGCCTTATCTTCCTCATCGCCAGGCAAGAAACCTATTTCTCTTGTTGGTATGAGTGAACGCACTAATATGACTTTGTCATACTTTGTTTTTAAATCTAATACATCTTGCATTGCAAGATATAAAGATACAAATGTTTTACCTGTTCCAGCACAACCAAAGAGAAACTGATTCTTTCCTTGTTTCCAAGTTTCAAATACAGACTTTTGGCCTTCTGTTATAGGTTTTACTTTTATTAAATTACTTGAACTTATTTCTTTGTTTTTCTTTGCCATTATCTAATCCTTAATAATATAACTGTGGTAGAAGTTTCCCTCTACCACTATGTTGTGTACACGCAACAATTTGACGATACACAATATATTTATATTAGTACAGTCCTGTGTCTTTGTTCTTCTTAAATCTTTTACTTAAATCTTGTCCACCAGTTTTTGATACTAACCCATGTTTCTTTGCGATTGTTTCAGCCTTAACCTTTGCATTACTCTTACTCCCAAATCTATCTGCAAGAGCACTACTTGGGTGTTTCTCTGCAATCTTAGAAAATACTTCTTTCATACCACCATCAGTTTTTGCAGTGACGTGGTCACCAACTATAGCTGGTGCAGTAACACACTTTTCCCAATGTGGATTATCTTTGAGTTTATCTTGTAAAACATTCCAAGAACAAAACACTTCAAAGGTTTTCTTTTTCTTTGTGTCGTGTATCACATAAGTGGGCATTAGTGTCCTCTGATAGAACGCAGTTCTACTTTATCTTCTTTCAAAGACTCTACTTCATTCTTTAGTTCTTCAACTTTTTCTACAAGCTCTTTTATTCTTTTTAGTGCGTCATAATAATTTTTAGTTAATTGTTTCATATCATTTTGTAACATTTCTTTTTCACCCATTGTAAAAGTTGCTGTCATGTTTCTCTCCTGCTCTGGAGTGCGTCTGACAGATTCACGCAACATCTTGTCCCAAGTCCTCATTACCATTATTCAATCCTTTAACATACCAATTCGGAATCTGTCTTTTCTTCCAAGTGGCAAATCTTTTCTTCTCGTTTATATAGTAGTTCTTGTAACCTTGTATTGGATTGTTTGCAACTTTGCAATACTCAGGCATAGCCTGTGGCATTTCAGTTCTACTAATATCCATTCTAATATTCTTGGGTCTGTTTGTCAAGTATTTTAATCTCTCTAGAGTTGCGTGTTTTTTACCATATCTGTATTCAAACTCATAACAAGTATTTACCCACATCTCTAACAACCAATCATAGTTAGCTGCACATTCTCTAGTCCAAATATTTGATGGGTGATTTACATGACTTGCTTTCATAAGATTAGATTCTCTGTCATCTGGTAATAACCATCTCTTTATTTTTCTACCATTCTTTGTTTTATCATAATACTCTACACCATCAAGAACTCTATGTGCAGTCGATAATAACTGACAATACTCTATAGCCATTTTGCAAACGTGTTTATCACATTGTTCTTGTGCAGATATTTGTGCATTGTCATTTAGATAAAATATATTCATTCTTCTTCCTCATCTTTGATTGTATAAAAAATATGGTCACCTATCTCTGTGGTAATCTTCTTATGTCTTGCCCAAGAGGGTTTTACATAATCTGCGTGATACCATAACGCACCGTCTGTAATATCAAGTAGTTTAATCTTACCTTGAACAATCATCAGTGCAAAACTAAAAAACTCATCATACTGTTTTATGTTTTTAGGTTTGTCTGATAAACCATCACAATACCAACTGAACTGACATCTATGTTTGACAGGGTGGTATGTTCCATCTTTTCTCCAACTTTCTCTATGGGGGCCTTGTCTAACCACCTCACAGATTGTGTTAGGATAATCTTTACTTTTTACTCTGTTTAATACTACATTTGACACAGCAGTAATACCAGCTGTTCCTTGATTTCTTGCTTCAAAGTACATATTATCTGCAAGACATTTTGCTTGTCCTACATCTTGTAAATGTTCATTATAATCATCGCCCATCTCTATGGGAGTCATAATTAACATTCCACCTATTATTGTTTCAATTATCATATTTCCACCTCTCGAATAAAACCTCTTGTTGTTCGTATGCTTCTTTTTCTCTATCTTCTATGGGTCTTTTATCTTTTCTGTAATCTTGTTTGACGTGAACCATCTCGTGCATTATTGCAGTTACAAAATCATCATAGTAAAGATTTTCGTTTATCTCAATATAGTGTTGTCGATTGTCATCACCACACCATTGAGCCCCATCAATACCACCATCAACTTCATCTAATAAGTCAACAGTTATATCTAGTGTTCTTACTTTTGGAAGTAATTGACCAATGCACCATCTTACTATTTCTTCAGTAAGAATCTTTCGTGCATCAGATACACCTTTACCAAGATTCACTTCAATATAATTATCAACTACCATTCCACGCAATCAAACCTTCGTGTTGATTTTCACACTCTTCCCAAGTGTCTTCAATATTTAATCCAAACTCAGCACAGATTTCTTCAAAGGTATCTTGAAGTTCTGCAAGGTCGTGACCTAACTGACCAGCTAGAGTTGCTTGATATGTTTCATATATTTGATAACACTTTTGTTTTGCATTGTTTATATCGTTTGTTGTAATCATATTTACCTCTCTCATTAAATTAATCTAATCTACTCATCATCATTGCATTTATTCCCCACTCTTTAAGAACATTTGCAAACGCTTTTGCATACGCTTCTTTTCTAGTGATTGACTGACCTAGTTCTTGAGAACTAACCCAATAGTCCCAACCACCATAATAAGACTTGTGACCTTTATTTAACTTCTTTAGATAGTTCACAAACTTACCTCTTGCAGGCGAAATGTTTACCCACGCAAATCCACACGCACCCTCAGCACTATCAAAAACTTGACCAGTTTTTGTATCTTTGTAAAACACTGGGTTTGTACTCACTTCTAAACCTGCTTTCAAACCAGCAGCCTCTGCTTGTTTTAATAACTCACTTACTGTAATTGTTTGTTTTTTCATATTAACCTCTCACGTTATTGTTAAGTAGTTCATTCTGTAGTTCTGAAATCCACATCTTTGCATCTTCAGTATCACCGTTATCAATAGTATCTTTAATCATATCAAGGATAGCTTGAACACCTTGAATACCATTAAGAACTATATCATTACTGATAAATTTTTCAAATTGGAAACCTAAATTTTCATTAAACGTCATATCAACCTCTCTTTTGTTTTTGTTTTCAATCTCTTTACTCATACTATTATTATAACAAAAAGGGGGAGTTTGTCAACTCCCCCTAAAAAACCTAATAATAACAATGACTTAGACATTATATAAAATTGTACATCACCTTATAATCACCGAATCACTAGGCACCGATTCGTATAGCTTTTTGTGATGAGGTTGAGAGGCGCTATACAAATCGAATCTCATTAATCTATAAACTCACTCTTTGTTATGACCATATAGACAACCCCACCTATCATAACCATTAAACCAAAAAATGAAACTAAAAAAGATATGGATAGGGATTCTATTCCAATCCCTAAACATAACGTAAATAAACCTATTACATATAACCACATATTAACCTCTCTATATTAAGTAATTAGCACCTGTCCAAGAAACTGAAAAGTTACCTTCTAGGACATTACCTCTTCTACCAGCACCTACCATTGTATATGTACCGTAACCAGCAGCTTTTAAGATATCACCCTTTTTCACTCTACCACAGGCACTATCTTTTTTTGCAACACCACCCCAGATTGATTGTTGATTACCTTGTGTGCTGTAAATACCAATGTATTTTTGACCATTCTTAATCGTCCAACCATTCTTGAATTTTTCTTCCATCTCTAATCTTACATCTGACTTTGTCTTAGAACCATCATAACTTGTACTATCGCAATAATCTGCGTTTGCAGCTTTAATTAAGTTCTTAACACCGTCCATCACATTGTCAAATTTTTTAGTTACTTGTTTCATATTTACCTCTCTGTTATATTATCGAATCACTTATACTATTATAGTACCAAATTATGGTGTATTTGTCAAGTCATAAATTTATCTAATGTATTTACTTGTGATGATTGATATGCTTTCTTCCATTGAATAACTGCAGCTAGTTTTACCTTATTTGACCACTCACCACTATTCCTTGCAACCTTTTCTTTTAACTTAACAAAACTAGGGAATTTTTGTTGTAATAGTTTCATTGACTCATTGTGAACATCTAATGACCTAAATGTAGAGCAACCACCTTTTGACTGTGTTTCGTGAGGGTCAACTCTATATTTAAGAGATATCTTATTCTGATAGCCCATAGTTAAAAGTTGTAATGTTACATAATAGTCCTCTGCAATTTTAAGACCTGTCCAATCAATCTTATCAACAGGTAATTTAGTGCCATCATAAAATACATTACCACATATTCTGGAGTTTACTTTATAATCTTTATCTCTAGTTGGTGGATTCCAAGCTGCATCACAACCCACATGAATAAATCCCTCATCTATCCAATAATTTATATTAGACATCATATCATCAAATTCATCATCAGTTAGTTTTCTATTACTTGAACCTTCTTCATTTTCTCTTCTAGTGTATATAAAAGAAATATCATCATCAATTACTGCGTATCTTTTTCCTTGACCATGCTCTGCAATCCATTTTCTTACAGGTGCGATTCCTGTTCCTTGTATTGGACACGATAATGTTGGGTAGTCTTTATGAACCTCATCTGGGTGAACCACTAAAACAGTTTTATCTTTCCATTTTGAGGGTAGTCCATCAAATGTTAATTGTGATGATTGTCTTTTATAAGTAGGAATGTAAAGTTGCTCTATCATTGTTAAATTTATCTATTGTTTTATCTATACAGTTTTCAAAATGTCTTTTCCATTTTTCGTGTGAGTGTTTATCCCAAGTCATATCTTGTATTTCTTTTCTATCAACTTTTTTCAAATCCTTTATTGCACTAACTAATTCTTCTTTATTATTCCACTGAATACATTTATAGTGTCTTTTACTTTTTGGTATTGTTTCTGATGCATGACCATATTCTTTTGAATTTAATATTATAGGTACACCATGAGATAATGCTTCTAATGAAACTATTCCAAATGTTTCATTGAACCAAGTAGAGAAAAATGTTGCAAAAGATGATAAATTTTTCATAACTTCATTGTGTGGTAAACCCATCAGTGTGTTTTTATAATTTTTATGTTTTTTATAGTATGACATATCGTAACCAAATGGTTTACTCGTCAAAACAAGTCCTTTAAAATTTGTGTTCTCAAGTAGAGTATGAACTTTGAAAACAGCTTTATCTTTATTACATCTACCAATAGTTCCAGTGTCCCACTGTATGTTTTTATTAATTTTTGGTTTATCACCAGAACAATAACTTGAATTAATAAAACCATCAATCTCAAATGGTAGTAAATATTTTTTTGTTCTAAAATTTAACCACCTAGTTTTTTGATATTTACTAACAAAATATAAAGAGTGATTATTTAAATTTAATCCACCAAACCACCTTGAACAACTTCTAACCATAAAAGGAAATTCTGGTGCAGCATGATTTATTGCCATAATAGGAAACTCACCTTTTTGTAAATATGGGCCCATACACCACCCTTTACAATGATTAGATATAATTATATCTACATTAAAATCTCTTGCACTTTTTAATATTATATCAGTATATTTTTTAGAGCTCATTTTAGTAAGAACAAATGGTAATTGCACAATTTTCACATCATCAAAAGTTTCTTGTATTTGCATGATAAATTTTTCTATCCCACCACTTAATGCACCCTCTCCCGGCAATGTATTAGTGGGGTTCATAAATGGGATTAATATTTTCATATAAAATCTTCTAAGTTTCCAATTTGTTTCTTTGCATATTTACCTATTAGTTTTTCACTCTTACCAGCTACACCCTTTGTAGCCAATCTTGAATCCATATATGCAACACAACTAAATCTTTCACCATTACCACTTATCTCTGTAACACCATGTACCTCTAAACTATCTGCAATCACTACAGAGTTATCAGGTGCGTCAATAGCAACCTTGTATCTTGGAAATGTAAGAAATGCACCATCATAGTCACCCTGTCTAAAAACACACATAGTTGTTAGACCCATCTCTGTGTCACCACTATCCACATGAAAAGACATCTTACTTGATTGACCAGAATGATAACGATTTGCAGAGTAAGTTGTAAAGATACCCATTCTGTGTTGTGGTTCTACAAAACTTTCTGCAAAAATCTTTTGTCTTGCATAGATATCATTATTTGCTTTTGCAAATGCAAGTTCATTATACTTAGATATATCTTTGAGTTTCTCAAATCTATCTGGGTTATCTTTACACCAACCAGACGAATCTATCGCACCTGTAAATCGTCCTCTTTTATATCCTATCATTACAGAGTGTATTTCATTTGCGTATGCAATCATACCCCAACCACCACTTTTAGTTCTTACTTGATATGTGTTAGGTGACCTCAACTTATAATGTTCACCCTCTATCAATCCCTTCTTCTTCATTTCTTCTTTATCAATAGGGCCAGAACAGTTACCACGCATTGTAGATACATCTTCTATACTCATCAATGTATTTCTTACTTCGTCATCTGGATATGCATTTGTAATCACATACGCAAGAGGAACATCAGAGCCATCAAGAGATACGATAGGTTTCATAATTGCAGTATCTTCTTTTACACGAATGACTTGGTCATAGGAAGTATCATCTGGAAACTTACCATTCCATTTTTCAAAGGTTTCTTTCTTACCTAAATCAGTCTTTAGATTTATGTACTTCATTGTAAGGCTCCAACACTTGTTTATATATTTCATCTGCGAGATACTTCATACAGATTGGTGCAACCATAAGTCCTATTCTTGCAAGTTGTTGATTTAATGTGCCAGTCAATTTATAATCGTCTGGTAATGTCATTATTCTTGCAGACTCTTTTGTAGTGAAAACTCTATCTTCTTCTGGGTGTAGATGCACTGCAAGACTTGTTTGTAGTCCTTGTTCTGATAATGTATGAGATGCTTGATTATAAGGAACTCTTCTTGATTGATAGAAAGACATTTTTTTCTCTGGAATAGTTTTACCCCACTTCTTTCTGTGTGCAATCAATTTATCATAAAAAGGAGCTACGACATCATCGCCAACTGACATAACTCTATCTGGGTTCTTTGGTAATCTTTTCAACCACTTCCACTTTGCACTCTTTTTCATTGCTTCGACTAATTCATATGCCTCACTTGCATTTTCATTGTCGTGTTTTAAATCACCGATTGCGTCTTGTATTGTTGCAAACTCTTTCTCTGGTTCTGGAAACAAACCACTTAACAACATAAATGGCATACCAATATCGTCTAATACATCATTACGCACCGACACAATAAAAACTCTTTCTCTTTTCTGTGGAACACCTTGTTCTTGACCTTTAAGAACTTTCCATACTGTTGTGTAACCTTGTGCTTCAAAATCATTTACCATTCTTTGTAAATGTTCTGATGCATAATCCATAGTCAAACCTTTTACATTTTCACAGATAACAACCTTTGGTTTCATCTCACCAGTGATACGAATAACTTCCCAAGTCAAATCTTCAATATTCTTTTGTTTCATACCATACGCAGTTTTCTCTTTACCCCAACCTTTTTGTTTTGTACCAGACATACTAAACGGAGGACAAGGTGGACTTGCATCTAAAATATCTAACTCACCTTCTTTAATGCCTGTCATCTCCATAATCTGTTTTCCACTAATATTTTTTATATCATCACAGATATGTGGAGTATCAGGCCAGTTTGCAAGATAGGTATCTACTGCAACTTGTTGGAACTCATTTACAAACTTACAATCACCACCTGCTAGTTTATAACCAGCAGATGAACCACCACCGCCTGCAAAAAAAGATATGTAAGTAAACAACTTACGATTCGCAGACTTTTCTAAATCATCTAATGTATATCTAAAATACTTCATTATAAAAAATCCATAAGATTACCTTGAGTACCATAGGACTTGTCTATGCTCCACTGTATCTTGTCAGTAATAAATTTAAGGGGTTCAACAAAACTCTTCTCATACTGTATATCATAGTCTATTATGGAGTGAAAGTCAAGTTCTTTTGGTAATTTAGTTATGAAAGTTATAGCTGTAGATTGATATTTGTTTGGTAATCTAAGATGCAGAAACTTAATCTTATCACCCTCTAGAATATAGACATACTTTTTATCTAACTTGTTTTTTCTCACCAGATGATTATACAGTATTGCACCCTTTACATGGATAGGAGCACCCTTCTTAAATAGATTTGCACTATCTGTCCACTTTCGTAGTCCATTCACACTTCTTGGATATGCGATTTGTTCTGGTGTCATTTTCATAAAGTCTTTCCTAAAATCTTGTATAAAGGTATTTAGCATTTTCTCATCACCAGACATAATTATTTTTAGTGCCTCCTTAATCTTTTGTCTACAAGGTGCAGGCGTAGAACTTTTAACTGCTTCAATACCCATCATCTTAAGATTAGGTTCTTTATATCGAACACCCTCAATATCCCACGCATTGAGAATATATCTTTTCTTTGCAGTCCAGATAGCCTTGTCTGCAATCACCTCTCGTTTCATATTCATTCTTTGGGAATGACAGTTGAGATACGAAGCAAGTTCTGAATAACTCTTATCAATAAAAGGTTCAATTTTATCTTTAGCAAAACTGTCCAATGCGTTGATAATTCTTGTAGTATCATGTCCCTTTTTAACAGCACTATTAACAAGTCTGTCAAATGTAATGTACACCGAGTCGGTATCAGACGCAAGAACGAAATCTTCTTTAGTAGTTCCACAAACCTTATTGAGATACCTATTAAGAGCAGACTCAATCCAGCGAATAGATAACTGACCACTTGTAGTAATCCCTTCAGCAATGAGAAGATTGTAATACCTAAAGTATGCATTACCGATTGCACCATAAGCAGAGTTGAGTGAAATCTTTTTAGCCATCTGAATGTTGTTGTATCTTGAAATGTCTTTAAGTAGTTTTTTATCTTTTGTATTTTCATATTCTTGTTTTGCCTCCAACATCTTTTTCTTGTATTCAGTTCTGGTGTTATACATATCTTCCATCAACTGTGGAAGAAAACCTTTCTTATCAGTTCTGAACAATGCACCGTTAGGTGTCATAGTATGATGTTTATTTAATACACTTGTATCATAACTTTTATCTAATAACTTTTCTACTTTCATATTAGGAACTTTGTTTTGTGATACAAGTGTTTCTGGTGATATATTATATTGCATAATCAAATGAGGATACAGAGAGTTTAAATCAAAAGACATCACCCACTTATGCATTCCCACTTGTGGCTCTTTTACATACGCACCCTCAAACTTTTTATCTTTGTCTGATTGTCCCATCTTCTGTGGTATGACAATGTTTTTAGACTTGAGGTAATTGTAAATAATTATATCCCAATATTTTGTAGAACCAAGAACGTCCATATAATTCACTTTTGCTTCATAAGCCATAGTCAATGCAAGTTCAATCAACTTCATCTTATCTTCAAGTTTGTCTACTAACTCCACATCAGTAATATTATATTCTATGAATGATTGAAAATCTTTTGTATACCAATCCTTAAATGTTTCATACGGATTATCATCTTTCTTTTCACCAAGTTCTACAAATGCAATATGGTCAAGTCGATAACTCTCTTGACTTGTATATGTAAACTTACGATACAAATCAAAGTAATCTAAATGTGCAACACCAGATATATCTATGAGTTGATGCGTTCTACCCATAGTATAAACATCTCTAGAATACACATTACCCCAAGGCGATAATCGTTTTACATCTTTCTCACTAAACTTCATAATACGATTATACAAATAAGGAATATCAAAGAACTCAGTATTCCAGCCCGTAATCACATCTGGCTGGGTCTTCTCCCAAAATGTGAGAAACTCGTGAATGAGGTCTTCTTCGTTTTTACATTTGATATATGCAACATCATCTCTACGATTTACAAACTCACCGATACCCCAAACCATAATGCGTTTGTTTTGATGATTTTTGATTGTAATAGATAATAGTGGTTCTATAGCTTTCTGTGGGTCAGGAAACCCATTTTCACATTGCACCTCAATATCAATGGTAATCATCAATATCTTATCCATATCCCAATTTATACGATTAGGATACTGTGTTGAGATGTAGGTATATGCGTGTTGAGCATTACCATAAATGTAGTGTGGTTGACTTTCGTAACTTTTCAACCACTCTGAACATTCTTTGATTGACTCGTGTTCAATGGGTGTAACATACTTACCATCAAGAGTTTTCCAATTCGTTTGTTTCATAACTGGAACAAACATAGTAGGTTTATACTTTAGTTTAGAGTTTACTCTTTGACCGTTCTTTACTTCTCGAATAAGTAAATTATTACCATATCGAACTACATTCGTATAAAAATCCATAATATAAACTTATCACAATGTAAGGTATTTGTCAATTATAATTTCAGTGCCATCTGAACATCTTCGTTCAGTAACTCTTGTGAACTATCAAAGTGATTGTTGATAGCTTCAAGTTTATCCTCTGCTTCTGCAATCTTTCCAAAGTGTACATCTAGTTCTTCTAGGAACTTTGAATGTTCTGGGATAGAGATTGGATTGTTCAACATAATCTTAATGTTTACCTTTCCTTCTTCAATCTCAGCTTCGTATTTCTTTTTCAGTGCGTCTAATATCGTACTCATTGTTACCTCCAGTTTTCTCTATTTAAATAAGTTTTCAAAATTTCTTCTGTTATACTAAAATCTTTAGAA